AGACCCGACTATAGCGGTACCGAGCGGATCTGGTGCAGGCGGCAGTGGTGATTAGCGAACTTGAGCTAAGGATCGCCGAGCGCAAAGCCGCGCTGGCTCAGCGCCAGCACGAGAAGGCGCTCTGGGATGGGGTAGACATCGCCGTCCTCTGTATCGAGTTCCTGAGCGTGTTTGTAGCCCTGCTGTTTGCGGTGGCTGGTAAGCCCGAGGCTGCGTGCGTTGGCCTGCTGCTGGCGATCTATCTCAAACTCCGAAGATGAACGATGTCGTTGAGATCCTCAAAGACCCTGCGACCCGAGCGCAGTATGCCAAACTGCCCCCAACGTATCGAGCGGCGTTCGAGTGGCGCACTAACTGGCTACTAAAAGCCCATAGCTACCAGATTCCACCGCCGGGCGATTGGGACATCTGGCTGCTGTTGGCGGGTCGAGGCGCTGGCAAGACGAGAACGGCGGCTGAGCAGTTAGGCTGGTGGGCGTGGCAGAACCCCAACACTCGCTGGGTGGTCGCTGCCCCAACCTCCAGTGATGTCCGCTCGACCTGCTTCGAGGGCGACAGCGGTCTGCTCAGCGTCATCCCTTCAATACTTATCAAAGACTACAACAAAGCCCTGCACGAGCTCACCCTTGTTAACGGTAGCCTGATCAAAGGCATCCCTGCCAGTGAGCCTGAGCGCTTCCGAGGCCCGCAGTTCCACGGTGGCTGGTGCGACGAGCTGGCGGCTTGGGACTATCTCCAAGAGGCTTGGGACATGATGCAATTCGGCCTGCGCCTTGGGAAAAAGGTCAGGCTGATCTGCACGACGACCCCGAAGCCTAAAGACCTGATCCTCGACTTAGTTGACCGAGACGATGTGGCGCTGGTGACCGCCTCGACGTATGAGAACCTCGACAACCTCGCTGACAACTTCAGGAAGCAAATCCTGCAGTACGAGGGCACCAAGTTAGGGCGGCAGGAGATTTATGCTGAACTGATTGACCCTGAGGAAGGCGGGATCGTTAAGCGTGACATGTTCCGCCTGTGGCCTGCGAATAAGCCGTTTCCCCGATTCGAGTACATCATCCAGAGCTATGACTGCGCCTACACTGAGAAGACTGTTAACGACCCCACGGCGAGTACGACTTGGGGCGTCTTTAAGCCTGAAGACGGTGCGATGTCTGTCATGCTCATCGATGCGTGGCAAGACCATCTTCAGTACCCGGATCTCCGTCCGAAGGTTATTGAAGAGTTCAAGGTGGCGTATGGCGCTGATCCCGAGGCTGAAGAGCGAGGAAACTTTACCGGCGGCAAGAAAGTTGATCTTGTACTTATCGAAGACAAGGCGGCAGGGATTTCCCTGATTCAGGATCTGCAGCGGGCGCATCTGCCAGTAAGGGCGTACAACCCCGGCAAGGCTGACAAGATACAGCGGCTGTCGATTGTGGCGAACATCATCGCGCACAAGCGGGTGTGGATACCTGAGAGCACGCAGCGCAAGGGGTACGTGAGGGACTGGGCTGAGGGCTTTGTAAGCCAGATCTGCAGCTTCCCTGAATCGACGCATGATGATTTTGTAGACTCGTGTACGCAGGCTTTGAGATACTTGCGAGATGCTGGCTTCCTTGACATTGATCCCTACGTTCGGGAGGATGAGGAAGTTGAATACTACGGTCGGAAACGGGGCAACCCTTACGCGGTGTGACTATGGCAGACGAAAAGAAAGTTAGCGGCAAGACTCGTGCTGGTGGCGCGGCGAAACCGTTCCCTTGGGAAGAGGCGATTGCCGAGCAGTACGAGCGCACCAAGTCGCGCCTGAAGGGCTTGGCGACCGAGCCTGAAGCGGAGCTGCAGCGCATCCTTGAGCAGTACCTGCCGAAGAAGAGCGACTCTCGGGAAGAGCGCCTGCAGAAGCTCGAAGACTTAGCGATGGGCTTTGCTGGTAGCACGACAGGCAAAGTCGGTAACGTGCGTGTCAAGTCAACGGTCAAAGACCCGTTGCGCATGGCATTCCCCGGTATCTACCAGCGGCCTGATGTTATTGCTGCGGAAGCGGCGAGTCGCGTAGCGCCAGAGAGCCCGAATCTCAAAGCTTTATTCGGCGTGACACGAGATGACTTATACGAGATGGGTAAGGGTCGCCAAGGTAACCTGCCGGGTACCCTGCCCGGAGCGGCGGCAAAGCCAAGGGGCTCCGAGGCTGCGGCTCGAATCATGTTGCCAAAGAATGAGCAGCGCATCATTGACACTCTTGCTGAGGCTGAGAAATACCCTGAGCTCGTCCGAGGCATGGATCCTTGGTACGTCATGGATCCACTGTTCCAGCGGATGGAAAAGCTGTTAGGGCGTGAGCGTGCGATTGAGGAGTACACGAGGTTCAATACCTTAATGGGTATGGCCTCCCCCGGCACTGAAGTTCTGACTGAGATACCCCGAGGTACTGCGGCCTACTATCTGCAGAAGCAGGGGCGGTTCCCTGACTTTTTTGAATATGCCGGAGTGCCTGCGGCAAAGAGGGGTGCCAATTTCCCTGCCGACATCAAGAATGTGCCGGGGCACATGTACCACACAACATCGCAAGCGCTTCCAATGCAACGATATTTGGAAACTGGCGAAATGCAAATGGACTCGCCAAAGGTGCCGCTGTATATCGAGGCATCCGGCGTGCCTGCAACGGGCTTTCAGACTGCGACGCCAGTAGGTGATGCGCATTGGAGCCGATCAGTTGGTCTGGCAGATACTCGGGGCAAGGCCATGCGCAAGGGCAAGGAGGTGGTGCCGGGCGCCAGCGTCACCAATCCTGAGATGACGATGTTGGCTCCTTGGTGGCGGGAAAGTATTGCAGAACCATTGGGTTTGGAGTCGGTGCCAGCACAGGCTAGGGCGTGGGGTACATTCTCTGGTCAGACGGGCGTCACAACGCCGATTGGGGCGCCAAAACTTGAACTGATTGCCGACAAGATTGCAGAGACGGCAAGACGCCTTGGTGTTTCGCTTGAGAAAGCTAGAGACCTCGTTCTGACTGGCGAGACATACGCAGGCAAGAAACAAGGCGGGGCAGTGGGTATGGCTCAGGGTGGCTTAGCTCAGTACGGCCTGCGTCACAGCGGCGAGGGTGTGAAGGGCAAAGGCTACTTCGGCCCTATGGCTGGGCGCGATGGCACGGTAACCGAGTTGTCCGCTGAAGACGAGTCTGGCGAGTTCCCGCTAGTGGTGCCGACGCTGACTGCTGAAGAGATCGACCGATTGCTGGCTGGTGGAGAGCCGACCCCTGAGATGATAGACAAGGCGAGTTCATGGGCGGCTACCCGCAGAAAGCGCGGCGAGAGCCCGTTCGCGTCACCGACTGAGTTGCGTATGCCCAGACCTAAAGCCGAAGGTGGCTCTGTGAACCTGACTGACCTACCTGATGAAGTGAACCCCTCGAACTGGCGTGAACATCTACAGAACAACGTGCTGGCTGATGCCCGAGCTCTGCTGGGCGCAAAAGACGGTGGCGTGATTAACCTTGATGAGCTGATTGAGAAGTCGCTGAAGAAGAAAGACGGCGGCGTTATCAATCTGGACGAGCTGATCGCTTGGACGATGGCGAAAGACGAGCACCGCAAGATGAAAGAAGGCGGCGCGGTCAAGATGCAGGGCGGAGGCAACCCCGGCGAAGTTGCTGGTGACATGTTCAAGCCCAAGCCGTTATCGATTCCTGAGCCCATTACAGACTTTGTAGAGGCATTGCGGCGGCAGTTTGAGAAAGAGAAGCGCTCGATGAGAAAACCGGGCGCTGTGCAAGACGTTCTGTTGCGTGGCCCTGCGGCTGCTGCGATGGGCGCACCTGCTGACATCGTTGGCATGGGTGGTGAGTTGCTCGACTATGCGCAGAAGAAGATCCCTGCGTTGCGTAAGCCTGCGTCGGTGATGGACACGGGGCCTGAGAAGGTTCCCCCGATGGGCTATGCGCCTGCGTTCCCGCTGACGCCTAATGAGCCGTATGGCACTGAGGCGGCACAAGAGCTGATGAAGCAGTCAGGGTTGACGACAGGCACTGAGCGCCCGTTGTTTGAAATAACTTCAGGGGTGGCTGCACCGTTTGCGGGTATGGCTGCGGTGAAGACGGGTAAGGCATTGGTACCGACGGCAAAAGAGATGACGCAGTTCGCGCTTGAGAAAAGCATGGAGCCGTACCAGATGAACATCATCAAGCCAGAGGGTGGCAACTGGATTCAGGGTGCGGCTGAGAAGTATCTGAAAGACCTGCGCTATGACGAGAGCCTGATTGATCCGGTCGGGGTTATGAACCCGGCTGACAAGGCGGAGGAGACCGCGAGGGTGGCTGCGATGAATAACTTCGTCGATAAGAAGTTATCGCGGTATCTCGTAAACCAGATGGGCACCCCGTCTGACCCTTTGCGCTTGCAGGCAGATACGTGGGCTGAGACGCAGAAGAAGTTGCTGGCTGACAAAGACAAGCAGATCGACAAAGTCAGGTCAGATATTCGCAAAGCGCAGCAGGCGCGTGGCGTTGACCCTGAAGTGCTGACCAGATCGCAGGCGAGGTTGCGTGAGCTGCAGAAAGAGCGTGACTTGATTAAGAACCGTAAAGGTTTGCACTACGAGCCATTAAGCACAGACGTCACAGTTTTTGGTGCCGAACGACGACGCAAAGACTTAGGCGCTCCAAGAGAAAGAATGGCGAAATCGGAAATTGGACAAAACTGGGAAGATCGTGCAGATCTGTCGGTGCAGCAATCGTCTTATATGAAGCAGCCGGAGATTGGTGTGCCAAAAACTTACGCCGAATTTGTAGAAGCAGCGGCGGGTGACAGGATAGTTGATAAAGCAATTTTAGATCGCATAAATACAGAATTAGAAAAAATGGGTGGCAAATACGCGCTTGAAAACCCAGAAGCACTTGCTTATAGAACCACAGGAGATCCAAGTAAGGTTGGTTTTGATCACATGATGGACGAGATTGATAACGCTCTGCGTCCGAATCAAGGCTTGCCTGAATACCTCCAGCTAAAGCCCAAAGACTTAGACAAGATGAGCGTGGCTCAAGTTGCTGAGCACGTAGACAAGATCAACGCATGGCGTGCTAGTCAGAAGGCTGAAGTAGATGCAGCGCGTGCTGCGAATGCTGCGACGGTTGAGCATAAGGCTTACGACGTAGTGCCGGGTACGGACATTCCTAACGACCAAGGGCTGCGGTGGGTGGAGATCAAAGTGCCTGAAATGGTGGAGGACTTTAAAGTGCCAGATCGATATGAAATAAGAAAGCCTACGCCATCATCTGAAACTTTTGCTATTTGGGATAAGGAAGCGAATCAATACATAACCACAGGGATAAAAACTGAAGAGGCGGCAATAAAGCATTTACACGACACCATAAATAAATCAGCCGTCGAAGACGCCCTGAAGTACGAAGGCGAAATTCTCCAACACTGCGTTGGTGGCTACTGCCCTGATGTCTTAGAGGGTAGGTCTCGCATCTTCTCACTGAGGGATGCTGAAGGGCGTCCTCATGCGACGATTGAAACAAAACCGATTAAAGAAACTGGAAGAAGAAGTGACATTCCAGATGACATCAAGGAAGAACTTCGTGCGCGTGGCGAAGCAATTGGAAGGCAAAAAGCTGATGAGCTTGGGTTTGGGCCATATAGCGAAGAGGCCGCTTTGGAAGAAAAAATTGCTATTGCTCAACTGATGGATGATTGGTTATATGAAAACCCTCTCGTGTCAGAAAAAATTGCTCAAATCAAAGGACTCCAAAATAAAAAGCCAAACGATGAGTACATGCCGTTCATCCAAGATTTTGTGAAGAGCGGTCAATGGTCAGAGGTAGGCGACTTACATAACACGGGATTATTCAAAGTGACCCAAGGTCAGAAGTTGCCGGGCTTTGCTAAAGAGATTCCGCCGGGCTATTACACCTTGGATGACTTCCAAAAGATGGCGGTTGAGAACGAGATGCCGCAAGAGATTCTCGACAACTGGATGAACAGATTAGGTGGTCGGCGCTTCTTTGGTATGAAGCGCGGCGGTCGCGTCACTAAAGCCGACCTTGAGCAACAGTTCCGCATGGCCTTCGGTGGCGGCGTATTTAACACTGATCCTGACATCACAGACGCTGGTCGGATCATTCCTGAGCACACAATTTAAAGGGAAGCATCATGCCTGAAATGCCTATCGACCCTGAGTTTGGTCGTTTCATAGCGGGGATCACAGAGACCGAAGACGGTGGCGCTCTGGTGGACATACAAGAAGACGAGATGGAAGTCGAAGAGCTGGAAGATGGCTCTGCGATTGTCCGCGAGTCTGAGTTCAAAGGTCCCGAAGAAGACGAAGAGTTCTACGCTAACCTTGCTGAGAGCTTAGATGATCTTGATCTGCAGGTCTTAGCGAGTAAGTATCTCGACCTATTCGAGAAAGACAAAGAAGACCGCAAAGAGCGCGATAAGCAGTACGAGGATGGGTTGCGCAGGACTGGCTTGGGTAATGACGCACCGGGCGGGGCGAACTTCCAAGGCGCGTCGAGGGTTGTGCATCCTGTGATGGCTGAGGCTTGCGTAGACTTCGCGGCTCGGGCGATTAAAGAGTTGTTCCCGCCAGATGGCCCCACCCGCACGAAGATTATTGGTGAGGTGACGCCTGAGAAGACTGACAGAGCTGAGCGCAAGCGCGATTACATGAACTGGCAGTTGACTGAGCAGATCGAAGAGTATCGGGACGAGCAGGAGCAGATGTTTACTCAGCTCCCGATGGGCGGCTCTCAGTACATGAAGATGTGGTACGACGAGCAGAAAAAGCGCCCATGCGCTGAGTTCGTGCCGATTGATAATATCCTGCTGCCGTTTGCTGCCTCGAACTTCTATACAGCGCAGCGTGCGACCGAGATGATGGACATCACGGAGTACGAGTTCCGTTCCCGTATTGATCGTGGGCTGTATAAGGACATTAGTCTGATTAGCGCAAGCCTTGACCCTGAGCCAACGGGTCCTGAGAAGGCGAATAACAAGATTGAGGGGCGCAAAGCGGGCGAGAATATTGATGGCGTGCGCCGTGTATATCACTGTTATACACATCTGGAGTTGGAAGACGACCCGAGGACGAAGGGCAAGATGGCTCCGTACATCCTGATGATTGATGAGTTGGACTCTGAGGTGGTCGGTTTGTACCGAAACTGGGAAGAAGGCGACGAATCGATGACGAAGTTGGATTGGATCGTCGAATTTAAGTTCATTCCTTGGCGTGGCGCGTATGCGATTGGCTTGCCTCACCTGATTGGTGGCATCTCTGCGGCTTTGACAGGCGCTTTGAGGGCGCTTTTAGACACGGCGCACATCAATAACTCGGCGACGATGATCAAACTGAAGGGGGCGAAGGTCTCTGGACAGTCGGATCAGATCGAAGTGACTGAGGTTAAGGAGATTG